AGGACAAAAGGAATTGTATAGCTTCTCTTTATGTGTTTCGCATGTAAAAAAGCCACCATATTCAGGTTTCCAATTTTTATTTAGATACACCGTCAGAGCAGCTTTGTGACCCGCATCGTTATGCCAATTGATACCGCCACCATGCTCAGCGAAGAACAGAGATGCGCTAAAATCATAATGTGCGAACATGTCAAACTTTTCGGTCAAGATATCGTATATCTCAAAATCTAAGTCTGGATGTATATCGTAAATCATAGTTGTTCCCTTAACGCCTTGGGTGAGGCTTTGTTGGAAAGATCTTTTACTATGATCTAAAGAACTGAATTCATTATCAAACACGTTCTTACTAAATTGTTGAATAGCTAATATATCTTGATCAGAAAAATAGTTTTCGTAAACTGTAACACTATTCTCGTGTATTATCTTCATCTGGTGTTACATCCTTCATAATTAGTCTTTGCAGATCTGCAGTTGATCCAACAAACACATTGTTATTCGTTGTTTGTGGAATAGCTGGTTGATCTGTTTTTTCAATATCTTTTCTTTTCTTGTGAAGGTCAACAAGAGCACCGTTCAGATCGCCCATGTTCTTCATCATGTTTGATAGCACTTCAAACGCTCTGGGATGCTCAGTAGCTCTTGCCACTTCCATCATTTCTTCCATAGCTTCAGATCCTTTGGTAAGGATATCATAGTAGTTGCGTCTAGCAAACTCTATGTCATTATCTATGTTATTATTCGTCATGCCCCATCACTATCAAGTAAAGTCTTTGTTAATGTAAATCCAAAATCGTCATCAGCAGAAGCATCAGATGGATTAGGTGTTATTCTAATTCTTTCATAATCAATATCTGAATCGTTTAGACCACCTTGTCTTATTCCCAGGTTTGCATCAACCTGTCTAATTATGCTTTGAGAGTTGGTTGGTCCGTGAAAGTTGGTTTTCATTATAAAATCCAAAGTATACAATATTGTTCTACGAGACTCTTGCGTTCCTTCATAATCATCAGAGAATGTGATTCCTTGTAGAATAACAGGAGTATCCTCTTTGATATCAGGATAATCTTTAAACGGCTTAAGAGTTAATGTGTACTGAGGATTGAAGTAAGGTATAATCTGCTCAACAATCTGAAGAGCATCATCTTGTGTTTTAGAATAAATATTTAGCTGAAAGTTAATATTGTATGGAACAGGCGCATAAAATTTATTTCTTAATGTGTTAACAGAGCTTACTTTATTATAGTTATTTAATTTTTGAAGCTGTCTTTGTGCATCATAGTCATAAGCTAGAATTTCAAACGACATTCTAGGCAACTTAATAGCTACCTTTGTGTCATCCGTGAGGTCGGGAACTTCTCTTATTCTTTCAAGATACTTTGCTTTTGGAGCATAGGTTAATGGCACCTTGACAGTACTTACAATGTTTCCTGCAGATCCTTTTCTTAGAACGTAAATATTGTTAAACAGTGATCCAAACACCGCCACACTTTTTCTTATACGCTCGTGATAAAAATGACCACCAAACATTATTGTGGATCTCCAAATGGATTGGTTTCTGTAAAGTCAAGGAATTCAGATTCAAAACCATCAAATATAGTATTTTGTTCTACTGCTGATAATTTATTATCTTCTGACACCGCTGTTACTCTTCTAACCTGTCTATCTGATACTGGTCCAAATGATATTAATCGACCAGTAACAAATCTGTGTAATGAACTGTCATCCGATCCAACATGAGTCAAATGAAGCACGCCATCTGAGTCAGAATATTTAGCTATTTCACCAGTTATAATTGTACCATCAGCTAATGTTTGTGAGGCTGAATCACCAGGCGTGATAGGTGGAACTGGTGGACCATTAAATGTAATAGTTGGGAATGAACCAGGAACATAACCTCCACCAGAATCAGTAATTGTAATTGAATTTACTTTGCCTGAATCATCTATAGTGCATGTAGCAGTAGCTCTATAATCAGCTGCAATACCATTTGCTGAATCGATAGTTATAGTAGGACGTGAAGTATAAAACCCACCACTGTCTGTAATAGTAAGAGCGCTTACTGAACCACCGTCAGCACTATCAATTATTGCAGTTGCAGTGGCTCTGAAATCACTTGGTCCACCCTCTGCAGGGGCTATAGTAGTTACTATGGACCCAATATAGTTACCGACACGGGTTATATTTACCCCTGTTAATTTTCCATTTGAGATTGTTGTAGTAGCTAGAGGATTTTTAAGCTCAAACCCCATAAAGTTTTTATCGGCATCTGCGTCTTCTTCATATGGGTTTTGATCGGAATCGGGATTGGGACTATTTACAGTTGTGTTGAAGCTGAATTTTATAGCATCTAACATAGAACCACTAACATCAACAGTGTTTTTAATTCTAACCCTATCACGTATAAAATCATCTACATTTGTGGCCGTTGGATCTGAATCTAATAAGTTACCGTTAACGTAAATTCTATGAAATGGATTAGAACCTGTACCTCTCACACATTGTACATAATGCCAATTTGTGGATGTAAGCGGATTAGTAGAAGTTACAACTGACCCAGTTCTACCACCATCACTTTCTGTCCATGTCCAACGAACATTGTTACCTTCTAGTGAAATCTTATTGTTTGATCCGTCATCATCATCGGTTGGAAAATGAAGAAGGTCCCCAGTACGCGCTCCAGGTATGTTTAACCAGAAGGCTAAATTGATCCCAGTGTTAACTGTTGTAGAAGAATCCTCATTGGAGAAGTTAAAGTAATCTGAATCGCCTCCTGTACCACACACATAAGAATATGTACCCCATTTTGCAGGTCTACCTCCGTCTGAGGTTTTCCAGTTTGATGGTGTATTTCTTGTAACAGCAAATGATATAGGAGGAGCTGAAGTATAATAAGCACCGCTATCTATTAAACTTACCGACTTTAAAATATATGGAGGTCTGGAATCAGGTGTAGCAACTGCAACTGCAGTTGCAGAATCACTAGTGGGAAGTGAGAAAGTAACAGTAGGAGGCGAAGTATAGAATCTTCCTCCTGTGTCAATAGTAACACCTGATACTCTTCCAGCACTATCGATAATTGCAGTGGCAGTTGCATCACCAGAATCTTGGTTAGGAAGACTAATAGTAATCGTTGGAGCACCGGCTGTGTATCCAAACCCACTATCATCCAATAATATTGTTGACAATCTTCCCATTACGTTATAGTACCTGTTGCTGTTGCTTTCTTGACTCTTGGAACAGTCACTTTGAATGTATATCCATAATCTGCCTCAATCTGATCAATTTCAGATATGCTTGTATCAAAGTCTTCATCACTAGCTTCAAACAATTCGCATTGCATCTTAAAAGTATATAGATTATTTAGTTGATAAAATGGCTGTTCATGTTCAACGTGCATGATTTGAAACAAAGAATTTGATAAAGGCAAGAATATAAGATCACCTTCTCTAGGTCTTGCTGTTTCAACAAACTGTGCTTCAGGAATAGAGACCAGTTTCTTCCATGTTCTACGAGCCATAATAAATGTAGCCTGGTCTCTAATTTCTACACCAAACTTAGTAAATAGATCTCCTTCACCATCAAATCCTTCAGTGTTTTCTATATACATTTCCACTTTATACACGGTATCAAACGTCGAAGGAATATCTTCGGTAAAAATAGTATCTTCATTTACGATTGTTCTTGGCAGATAGAAAACGTCTTGGCCATAAAACCTCAATGACTCAATTGTTAAGTCTTCTAGTAGGCCCTGTTCATTTCTTGTGCCTCTGCTTACGAAACGATTAATAGGCATTCAATCACCCCACTAGAAAGTCTACAGGTTGCTCATACTCGAGCCTCATTCGCTCCCTAAGTGTTTCCAACTCTGCTGTTGCATCATCATAATATTGCCTTCCATTAAACATTACTCCTCCAGGCAATTGCATACCTTCAAATTTCATCATGTTTGACCCCCACTGTTGTTTGATCAGTGAAGTGGTATAATCTTTGAGGAATATATCGTTCCACACAGAAGTGTGATCTGTAGTATTTACTTCTTTTAAACATTCAATTACAATATAATCACCTGCTTCTATGTCACCGTCTTTAAAATCACCGTGAATATAAAGTCTGTTTTGTCTTCTTGAAAATGTTGCTTGTACTGTTCCATTTAATTTCATATCAAGTAGTGACAAATATTGTTGCATTTGTTCATAATAAGCAAGATCACCCATGTAGTTATGCATATCAGCAATATCGTTTAACATCATTTGGTACTTGATGTCAAAGAAGTTT